GGCGTTCCAGTGTAAGTGTTGTCAACATATCTTTTAGAAGCGGCATCGGTGTCTGCGGTGGGTGATGCCAGGCTCGTGATCTTATTACCACCCATGGCTAGGACGCCAGACATTGTATCGCCTGATTTGCTTACTTTCAGGGCGTCTTGTGCGTCAATGTACGTCTGGGTGGGGGCTTCTTGGGTGTAGTATAGGGTCTGTAAGAAGTTTCGATTGAGCCCACTAACGGGGAGAGGTCCACCAGGCTGAATAACAGACACCAAGGTATCTGACGGGGTTTCTCGAAAAATGACCACCTTGGTCCCCGCAGCAGGCGCCACTGAAAACCGCAGCACATTTGCACTGAGGAAGGAAAATGCGGTGGTTAGAATCCCATTGATGGTGACCTTGACGTGGCTACGGGCCAGATACGGGAACGTGAATGAGAAATCGATCTGGGTTCCGTTAGCTGTTACAGTGGAGGGAACGTAGGGGTTAATTGCCATCGTTAAGAGCGTCGATTGCTTGCTGAGTCTGAGTTGCGGCGTCTACATCGCCGCGGCCTTGTTGAATCCGGCGCTGGCGTACAAGATCAGTGCGGGTCCGCCACTTTTCTGAGCTATTGAGCATCAGAGCTCTGGCCTCGGCCTTGGCCTGATTGACGGTTGCGGTGATTAGCTCGTGATGCTGGGAATCCTCAGCAATTTGAGAGGAAGTGCGGGACTTCCAACCCCGAAGAGCCTGCTGATAGGTGGGGCTGTTGAAGAGATCGTCCAGACGTTCGGCCAGCTTGACCTGGTGGAGCGCCTTGGCGAAGTCTGCCCGCTCGTCCTTGGCGATTTCCTCCCCTTGGTCGAGTTTAGTGGTGAGGAGGCTAGAATCCCATCCTGCATCGGTCAGGTTCGAGGCCACGGACTGCCCCAGAGCCTCAGGGGTCCCCTTGGGGAACTCTGCGTCGTAGATTCTAAAGGGAGAGATGGCATTGTACCACCCGCCTGCAAGCGACGTGAAGGGTTTTCCGGTGAATGGATCTAGTTTGGTAGGCTCGTTCAGGGCGAATCCTGGGGCAGCGGCGGCCAATACTTTCTGGAGCTCCCCATCGATCTCTCGGATGTAGGGATTTAGGGTGTTGGCCATGGCCCGACGAGCACCCGCCATTGGCAAGAAGTTGTTGGCCGTCGAGATGAGTCCTTTGGCAACCGGATCTGGTGTGGTGTAGGTCTTAGGGTCCAGGAATCCAGCCACGACCGTGAGGCCACTGAGGTAACTCTTGTCCACGATGGAGATCGAGAGGGCAAACATTGCCTGAGACATAAATTGCTCAGCCACGTCGATGTGGCCCATCCGACCCAGCATGGCGATGTCACCCATGAGAGCCATCAGGTTGTTGATGGGCTCAATCGACTCGTAGGAGACCCACCACTTCCCTGCCACCTTGATGGAGCGGGGGCGGTGTTCCTGCAGCCAGAGCTCCCTGGCAGGTCCTGGAGGCGGTCCGTTGCCTGTGAGATTGCCATTGAGGGCAGCCATGCCTCCTGCAGCCATGAACAGGGCTCCTGTGGCCTGCCTGCCCTGCATGATGGCCTTGGCCACGGGGTCGAATCCCTCGTCTCCTGGCATGGAGTTCAGCACATCCCGGGCACGGCTGCTTGCTCGATTGAGGAGAGGGAGGTGCTGGGCGCCATAGACGGCCAGGTTGTATGGCGTCCGCACGAAAGGCATAGCCAGACGCAGTAGTGGAGCAGCATTAGTCAACTGGGAGAGGGCATTCACCACACTTCCGGGGTTGTCCTGGAAGGTGGAAGCGTCAGCCCAATCGAGGAGGTGCTTGTCCTTGATCTGGAAGTCGTCGTGGAAGCTGGCCTTGTACATCTGAGCGTAGATCTCACCAAACCGAGCATCAAGCTCCTTTGGCGATAAACCCTTGTCAAAGGCTGCAAACGCAGAATCCATGGATATCTTCATGCGGCTGTTGATGATCTTGAAGAAATCATCACCGGCCACCAGGGCGCGACTGCCCCAGCTGAAGAGCTTGTTGTCTTGGACCTTGTAGAGGGTGTCGATTATTCCAAGGGCCATCTGCTCGGCTGTGTTGCCGCTGTCCCTTGCAAGGATCCGGATGGCCTCGAGCTTGGCCTTGGCCTTGGTCTCCTCCATCATGAACTTGGTGTTCAACTGCAAAGGCTCGCCAGTGGCAAAACTACGCCGCATCACGGCAAAGGCATCACTCATGGAGGTGGCAATGCCCTTGTAAGCTGAGACTGCGGCGTAGCGTGCTCTTGGATCCCTGATCCCCATAAGGCCAAGGCTGAGGGGCTTTTCGACGGAGGCATAGGTGTTGCCAGCGAGGTTCCGCAACTGAGAGATGGGGCCCGACAAGATAGAATTGTAGAGGCCATTCATGGCATTCTGCCAGCCCACCTCCATCATCACGTTGATATGCTTGAGGGTGCCCGCAGGGTCTCCTCCATTGAGGACGAGAGCCCGCACCAGGGCAGTTCGTTCGGCCATAGCATCAGCATCTTGGCCAGCCCGGGACAAACGGTGGATCTTTTCGACCCAGGCCTTTACCTTCTGTTTTTCAACCTTGGCCTTCTGGGTGGGGGTCATAGGTGAGGGGCCCTTGATGGGCTTCCCGTCGGCCCCTAGGACCTCCTGGAACATCCGCAGGTTATAGCCGCTGTCGTAGCCGCTGAGTTTGTGGAGCTCACTGAGGGTGGTCAGGCGATCGACAAGGCGATCCATCTGGTTCCCTGGGTTGCGACCGGCAGCATACAGCTCGTCGAGACTCTTGGACAGCTCGTAGATCTGATTGGCCGTGTCGGTGATGAATGTCTTCGTAGCGATGACACCCTTGGCACTCAGCAGTTCCTTGGTAACTTCCTCCTCAGTGACAGTGCGGAGAGCTCCTTGAGAGCGCAGCAGGGCCACGATCTCCTCACCATCAGGGGTGTAGTCGTCTGATACCTGGACAGCTTGCCTAAAGGCCTGAACGATGCGGGCCGAATGCTCAAGGTTTTCTGCTACGGACCGACCAGTCTGCTTGGCAATGTTCCGCAGATCCATATCGTCCACGAAGGACTTGAGGGTGCTGAGGGTGGCCTTGTTTACATCGGGTGCCGTGGCTATGATCTTGTAGTAGGCGTCGGTGAACACCGAGGGGCTTTTACCCATGGTCGGGCTTGTGGCTCCCTTCAGGATGGAGGGATCGGCATCGGGCCGGCGGGCCACCTTGGGCACGGAGGTTTCGAGTCGGATCTGATCGACTACGGCTACATTGGGCGGGATGGAGTCGTTGAAGGTGGCCAACTCCTCGGCACGCATGGTGGAGGGATCATTTGAAAGATCCATCTCCAGCTGGGCCCGTTCCTCGGCTAGATCAGCCAGTTTCTGCTCCAGATCCTGGATGCGCTGGGATTCCGGATCGAGTTGCTTTGCAGGAGCATCCAGACCAATCTCGAGCTGCTTAGGGTCAGGGGCATCTGCTGCTAATGCCTTGGTTGCATCTTCTACCTCAGCCTTGGCGGCTGCATACTCAGGGCTCCAATATGGGTCCCCTTCTTCCACTTCTTTGAGATTAGCCTCGGCTAATTCAAGTCTACGCTCTGCGTTCTCAACGGGGAGATTAGACAGCTCCCTTCTCAGTTCAGGCGTAAGCGGGGGGGAGGGGGTTACATCCCTGAGGGGTAATTCCAGCTGCTTATTTTTGAGACTGTCGAGCTCGGTCTCCAGCTCGATGCGGCGGGCCTCCAGCTCGCGGACGCGGCCGTTGGTAGCTACGGACCACTGCTTGTCGGAGAGCTCGGTTTTGGCTGCCTTGGCGGCCTGAGCCTCTTCGGCGCCCTGTGCGACCCCGCGGGCCATGGCTTCCTCAGGAGGGAGGCCTTGCTTCAGGAAGAACTGGGTAGCCTTGCGGGCAAACAGGAGGTAACTGACAGCATCAGCCCCGGCGCCCACTGCACCTCCTGAGATAGTGGCCTTGAGCTTGGAGATGAAGGCGTTGTCGGTCCGATTGGAGGCCAGACCCAGGGACCACAGCTCCTCGGTCTCGGGGGTGACAAAGGGGAGGTCTCGGATCAGGTTGGCGGCATTGGGATCGCCGGCCTTGGTGAGTAGGAAGTCCGCAGCAGCGCCGGCTGGGATGGTGGCAGCAGCCTGTGCGCCAGCCCGTGCCAGCCTTCCTTTGTTGGCAGCTCCAGCGATCAGGCCAGTCTGGGGAAGCCGTCGGGCCACCGAGAAGGTGGTCAGGGCGAAGGAGAGGATGTCGGCCCCTAGCTGACCGGCTGTGGTGCTGGGGCGATTCTCCGGGGCCATGGAGTTGAACCGGATCTCCCGGTATTCCTTCTCCAGGGGATCCCAGGACTTGGGCAGTTCCGGGAGGGCCATGCCGGAGACCTTCTTGAGGGCCTTCTCGGTGGCGCTGTAGGCGCTCAGGCCTCCCCAGATGGCCGTCTCTCCAATGCCTTCGACGATCTGGGTTAGGCCGGCATCCAGGGCCCGCAGGGGCTCCTTAATGACAGCAAAACCGCCCTC